ATGCGTTACTCTGGACTGATAAAAGTCTTAATCTCAAATTTCCTGACGACCCAGACTGGTACATCGATTTTGGCCATGTTCATCTGAGCCCACATGATGTAAACCTACTTGGGTTGACTTATCAGAAACTTGGAAATTGGGCTGAGTATCTTTTTCAGCATGTCTTTCGCCCTCACGCAGCAAACGCTGATTTAGGTGAAAAAAACAAACCTCTTGTAGAAGGAACTGCTCTGGATGGAACTTTTGTTACTCCTGGATTTGAAGGGGTATGGACGAAGTCCGGTATCATTTATGGTAGACCCTATGAAATTAAGAGCAGTACTGTAGATGGTTTTACTTTTTCTCAGGACAACATTAAAGCAGTCGTAGCGTATAACGGTTTCTTCATCATGGCTGCAACATCTTTGCAAGACGAAGGATTTCACGCGTTTTATAAAGGGTATACATATGCCGATTTAATCGAAATGGGAATACCTGCAGACGGATATAATCCTTCATGGGACAAAGTCCATCGAGCTAAAGTGTTAGCAGCTAATTGGTTAATATATGGTGAAATGCCTGACGATCCCACGGTCGCTAGAATGCAAGAAATTGCGATACAAGTAACTTTACCTGGAGAAGCTCAAGAGATAATACAAGTTAGAGTGCCATTAGGAGGGGTTTTTCCGTAGGAGTATAACCCTTAACAATGACACAGGTTGTGGGCCTAGTATTACCCCACAACCTTGTGTTATTGTGTCAACCTAATGGGTTAAACACAATAACCTATTTAAGGTACTTAAATATAATATGGATTTTTAACTTTTAAGAATTAGACAGTAAGGCTAGTATTTAACTAGAAATAAATAATAGGCTTTAATAGCTTGCTATGTGCCTACTTTATTTATGAAAGTGCTTCAAAAAGTGCTAAATAAATCCATAAAGGGTTATATCGTACGATCCTAGAAATTATGAACTATAGGAATTTATTTTAGGAGCGGATGGAACAGTGTGCCCTCTCTGTAGCCTCGGCTAATTTAAACCTCTCTGCTAACCTCTGAAAGGGTTAGACGGGTGGTTCCGGTCCCTTGGGATCGATGCCGTGAGCGCTCGCGCTAAATGAGAATAGGGCACAGACACAGTAACTTGTGCCATGCTTTGCCAGGCTTGTACCCTGGCAACACCCACGAGTTAATGTTCCCAAGTCGATTACCACAAGCTAATCGCAAACATTTTTCTTTTTTTAATATATTTTTGTAATAAAAATTATTAATTCACAGAACATGTCCCAAGAATCTTCTAACTCTTTTAATTCAATATGCAAAGCAATCAATCAGGAACTGGATGCGGAAATGGATCTGATTCAGGCAGCGAGACAGATGGATGTAGATCTATTGACTCCGAATCGACCTGTGCAGAGAGTGTTGTTGAGGAGGTATCAGTCGCCTCAGTCACTCCGACAGTCGAGCAGTCCGTGGCTTCTAGCAACAGATCACGTCAACGACCTAACACCGCTACCCCCAGGGTTAACAGGTCCAGGCATTTTTGCTTTACCTGGAACAACCCGCCCAATGATTGCGGAGTCTTGCTTAGAGAATTGTCCCCCTCCTACTTTGTTTACCAGCATGAAATCGGTGAAAGCGGAACCAAACATCTTCAAGGAGTCATCTCGTTTACCAATCCGAGAACTTTCGCTTCACTTGCCCGAAGAATTAGAGGATGGCACATCGAAATTATGCGAGGGTCAATTGAACAGGCAGTCACCTATTGTACGAAAGAGGAAACGCGTGACCCCGACTTTGGTGAACCCGAAACATTTGGTACCCGCCCCCGTAATGCTGGACGTAGTGGAGGCAGATCTGACATTGATGCAGTGGCTCAAGCGATTACCGAAGGAGCAAGCGTCGACGCAATTGCAGAACAGTATGGAGGAGAATTCATCAAGTTTCATAGAGGTATTGAACGACTTATCGGATTGCGCATGCCTACAAGAAACTTTAAGACTGAAATCAGGTGGTACTATGGACCAACAGGAACTGGTAAGACAAGAGCTGCGTGCAATGAAGCTGTTAATCCTTACTGGAAGAATCCAGCTCACAAGGTAAGTTTAGTTAGTTATTTTATAATGATCTTTACTAAATCTTATCTTTTAACGTAGTGGTGGGATGGTTATGAAGGTCAGCAGGATGTCATAATCGATGATGTTCGTTGCGATTTTGCCAAGTTTTCTGAATGGCTGAGACTTTTTGATAGGTATCCTGTTCAAGTTGAAGTCAAAGGATGCACTAGGAATTTTATTTCAAAAAGAATTTTTATTACAGCTCCTTTGAAACCTGAAGATATGTGGCAGAGCAGAACAGCTGAAGATTTGAATCAGTTAATGAGACGTATTGAGGTAGTTAAATTTTTTGGAAATCATGAGTTTAACCCCAATAATGCTCAACCTATGTCTGAAAATTTCATTAATTAATATGACAATTAAGTTTTAATAATTTGGGTATTCTGTTATTTTTAATTTGTTAAAATGTCTTTTAGAGTTGGTTCAAAAAGAAAAAGAGGAGGTTCTGCACAACAAAAAGCGTACTGGGCAAATAGACGATTTTCTTCACTATATCCTTGGTCTCAAGCAGGTGCAGCAAGAATCGAAAGAGGAACGGCTGTAAGTACGGATTTATTCGGAAGTAGTTGGAAAACAGCTACGCCACAACAAAGATTTGAACGAAAAACTTCGGGATTTACAGGCAGAGGTATGTACGGCCGTGGTAAATACAGTAAAAAAGTCGGAAGAACGATTGGCAAGTTCGCCAAAAAACAACATCTAGCAGCAAGAGGCTTAAATTATGGAATACAATCTGCTTCTTCTGCTTTATCTGGTCGTGGACTGTATGGAAGAGGGTCCTACAGTACCAGTAATGTGTTAATGGATGGCGGACAGATGGCAATGGGCGTTCAATCAGGATCTCCTGATAACCAAGAGGTTATAATATCTCATTGTGAGTATATTCAAGATGTATTTGGTCCAGGTTCTGCTAATTTTGAGAATCAGGGAATGTCTTTAAATGCAGGTTTAACTGATTCATTTCCGTGGTTATCTCAAATTGCTGCAAATTACGAAGAATACGAATTTATTCAGCTTGTATTTCATTATAGAAGTACTGTAGATGCTGGCAATCAAGCCAACGGTGCTACAGGTACTGTTATTTTGGCTACTAACTATAATGGAGATCAAGATGATTTCAAGAGCAAAGAACCTATGGTATCTTATCATGGCGCAGTATCAGGTAGATTAACAAGTGATATTGATCACGGCGTTGAATGTGATCCAAGCAAAAATGCCGGTACAGCCATAAGATATATTAGAACGAATACTCCAGCTAATTCACAGAGTAAAAAAGAATTCGATTTGGGTAGATTCCAGTTTGCTGTTGTAAATTGTCCTAGCGGTTTTGTCAATCAGCAAATCGGTGAACTATGGGCTACTTATACAATCAAGCTAAACAAACCTCGTTTGTTTGCATCTGTATATCGTAATTTGCCTTATGATAGATTTATTGAAACAGAGACATCGTCGTCAAATGCTAATGGATTAACTGTTGCTGAATGTTGGTCTCAAACAGTTATAGGGTCAGGTTTAACATACGCAACTTCGGGTATTCAAGGAGTTAATGAACAAAATATTTTAGGTGTTAAAATAAAACAATTGGATTCACCCTTAACAGTAATATCAACTGGTGCCAATGCAGGTGATACTAATACTCAAACATTGGGATGTCAGTTGATATTTCCTGATTATTTGACTGGAACATTTACTATCGTTATGCAAATGGCCTTATGTTCTCCTAATGTACCAGCAACAGAGTTTTTTACTGGAGACGAAGTATTGAATGTTGATAACCTCGCTGATCCATATGATTCTACCACTGCAAGTAATGTAACATTAATTGCTAAATGTGGTCCCGACAACGTGGCTTTAGCAGACAGCTCTGTATTTGTTGGCGATAAACTCAGTGGTATAATGCAAATAACTATTGCAGTAACACCAGCTGTAGCAGGAGTAGACAATACCTTAAATATTGCTCTAACCGGATGCTCAGCTGTAGCAGGGATATGTGCCAATGAATTAAGAATTTTTCCATTTAACGCCAGCTTAAGTGATAAGTTTTTAATGGCAGATGGTACCGTAAGAAACCTAACACCTCAAGGGGTCTCTTACAAATAATATTATTTAAATTAAGGTTTTTTTACGCTTTTCCTTAAATTTAAAAAATATAATTCAAACCTCGCGGCTTTGCCGCATACACGTTAAACCTTTAGCAAGCCGAGAGTGAGCGGAACGCTTGCTTATTCGGCGCAGCGTCAACGATAGATACAGCAAGGCCCTGCGTAGTTTACGGAGCTAGGCCGCCGCTATGCCGCTGCAGGGCGAAACCCAAATTATATTTTTACTTCACTAAACCTTTTTTTTATTAGAAAACATTAAGACAATTAATGTAACATGTGGAAATCGCTGTTCAATGCTTTTTGTCGAGTTTTCTATTGTCGGTGTCATTCTAATTGTGATCTGTCTGCTGGAGATAAAGCTTCAACACCAAATAAACATGCCGCGACCAGCAGGAAGACCTCCCCCGCCATCGACGGGGATTCATTTCAACCCATCGACCTACGATGAAAGACTGCAATTGTTGCCCCCCAATATGCGTTTCGCGTCGCGTGAGGATGCGTTACTCTGGACTGATAAAAGTCTTAATCTCAAATTTCCTGACGACCCAGA